TATTGGATGCTTTTATACCTAACGCGCCACCTGCAGAGATAGCATCTTGATTAGCTGCTAAGAATATGAATTTATATCCGTTTTCATCTTGTAGCGTATTAATCATTTTATTAATAGCTTCTGGCTTAAATTCAGATCTTACATTATCGTATCCGTCAGTAATAATAACGAATACTACATCTCTTTTTGTGTCCAATTCTTGAATTGTTCTACCAATACTTTCGTATAATGCAGTTGAACCTCTAGGTACATAAGTTTCGTTTAAGATAAGATCATTAACTTCCTTAATTGGAACGCTTTTGTAATCCACTTCGTATCTATCATCGAATTGAATCAATGTTAAAAATGCTTCACCTTCTGAATTCTTTTGTTCATTTAAGAATGTGTTAAAACCATTTACTGTTGCTTCGCCAATTGAGCGCATAGAGCCTGATCTGTCTATTACAACTATGATTTCCGTTTGTTTCATTTGTTCGTTGTTTTCCATATTTATTTTTTATTTTTATTTTTTATTCGTTTTTTAATAACATTTCTCCGTAATTTGTTGTGCATACATCAAAAGTAAAAAACTTTTTAATATAAACCATATTATTTTCGTCTATATGTCCGGCAGCCCTTAAAGCTGCTCTTAATCCAAATTCCTCTAAAGAAGGCGCAATATATTTAATATCATCTAATATAGAGTTTATTTTCCTTTCTCTCATTATTGCTATAGTATCCTTATCAATAAGTGCTTTCAGGATTTTGCCACAATATGTGGATAATATCTTAATATCACCAATCATATTATTACCTTCAATTCTAACATTTTCTACTACATGGCTAACCAATGATAGAGAAGTATCGTATCCTTCTTCAATAGAACGATCCAATTCACCAAAAATAGTTCCGTGTAGTTTATGTCTAAACATCCATTGGTTTAGAATAGCTTGCCCTGCTTCAGTAGAATAAATTCTACCAGTTATAGTCGGTTCGTTAAGTTTCAGTAAATTAACATTCGTTATTATCGTAGCCATCTAATATTTTATTTATTCTAATCTCTCTCATATAAGCCAAATCAGCAAATGTTTCGGTGAATTTGTCTTTTATATAAAGATTGTCTTGTATGGTAAAGTTACGACCAATATTATTATCCTTTCCATTTTGTAAAATATGTACATATGTTTTAGTTACATAATTTATGGTATATACCTCGTCCTTTTTGAATCTTATACGAATATCACTATTTGGAGTGTATTTTTCGCTAAAATCTTTAATACAGATAACCTTTTGTCCAATTTTATAACTTATCATATAATATCCTATTTATTCTGCTTTCTCTCATTGAAGCTAAATCTGTTGTGCCTAAATAACAATCAGGAAATATATCCTTTGTTACATTTAAAAAAGGCTTTCTTAAAATATCGCCATTAATTTCAACATATGTACCATCTTCTAATTCGTATTCTAATTTATTAGTGTAAAAATTATAAGCTTTTCCTACTAATCTACTTCTTATCTGTGATAATTGGTATAATTTATCTTTTAACATAGCCAATTCTGTTAATATAACAGGATGTATAGAATTATTAAATAAATCTCTTTTTATATTACCAACTGTTGTGTTTGTAAAGGGAGAGCCACTTTTATTGCTTGAAAATACACACATTACATAAAACAAACATATCTCCGAGCTAATATTTTTACTAAGATTAAACTCACTATAAGCAGTTCCTATTAATTTCCATAATCCTTCGAAATAATCTTCTTTTAATTTAAGAAGTAGTCCATTTTCAATTTGACCAATTTTAGTTATACCTTCGTATAATGATTTTTGGTCAAGTTGACTGAATGGATTCAAGTTCATTGGGTTACCATAATATGTTGGTGAGTATTTGTTAGGCATCGTACAAAGTTTTCATTTTCTCAACTATTTCAGTCGGGATATTCTTTAGTTCTAAATTAACAAGTTGTTTATTTAATTTCAAATTTTTAATTATCTCATCTGTGTGCGAAACATTAACCTTTCATACATTCTATCACAATATCTCCCGTAACCTTACTTAAAATAGTTAATACCTTAGTAGATTGGTTAAAATCAAATTTAATATTTTCTTCTTTTTCAGAAGTTACATTGTACACAAATTCAGTATTTTCCGATAAAATATATTCAGTGTTTCCTATATTATTTATTTTTTTCATATTATCTTTTTTCATTTTATAATTATAAAATGAAAAGTTTAAAGAAAAGAGGAATAGGAGAGAAGTAGTTTTAATATATACAATATGAAAATGTGTATAAAATGTGGTATTAAAAAGGAAATAGATTCTTTTTATAAAGGGATAAATCAATGTAAAGAATGTAAAAGAATATATGAAAAAGAACGAAGTATGATCAAAATGAATAATGATGTTATTAAAGGTGTAAAAAAATGTAATAAATGCAATGAGGAAAAAGAAGTAAACTTATTCTATAAAAACAGTAATTTATGTAAAAAATGCGGTAAGGTTATTTATCGCGAAACAAAGGAAAAGTATGAAGAAAGAAGGAGAAACTACAGAGTATTACATAAAGACGAAAGAAAAGAATATTGGGATAATTATTACAGTGATGAGGAAAATAAAAATAAAGTTTTGGAAAAAGGCAAGAGAAATTATTTAAAAGATAAGGATACAGAGAATTATAACGAAAGAAGGAAAAAATACTATGAGGAAAATAAAGAAAAAATCCTATTAAGGTGCAAAGAGTATGAAAGAAAAAATAGAGATAAAAGGAGAAATAGACAAAAAATTAGGTTATTAACAGACCCTTTATTTAAATTAACTAGATCCTTAAGAGGATTAGCAAGAATTGCCTTTAAAGGAAAAGGCTATATAAAAAATACTAAAACAGAGAAATTACTTGGTTGTTCTTTCAACGAATTTAAGTCATATTTGGAATCTAAATTTGAATCTTGGATGACATATGAAAATTACGGGAAATATAATGGAGAATTAAATTATGGATGGGATATCGACCATATTACCCCGTTAGATAGTGCCAACACCGAAAATGAAATATCTGAGTTGTGTCATTATACTAATTTGCAGCCTTTGTGTAGTAAAATTAATAGAGAAATAAAAAGGAATATAATAAAATGGAAAATGGAAGAAAATTAATCTTCCATTTTCATTTTCATTTTTTCAATTATTTCGTTCGGTAAATTACAAAGTCTCAAATCAACCAATTTTTTATTAAGATTTATATTTCTTATAATATCGTCTGTAAAACTTACATTTGCCTTTCTTTTTTCCAAAATTAAATCAGCTATATTAGCTACCAATTCCGGATCATCTAATAAAGGATCGCCAAATTCCGTAATATAATTTTTAATTATTGATTCCGATCCAGCATCACCGATTCCTCTAGGTTTCCCTGTTTTACCATATGTAACAAATACAGATTCGATATTATCGGAAACATCACCACTAATCATTTTAACTAGTAATGATTCAATAGGATTTACTTCGACTATCTCATTTCTTTCCACATAATTTCTTATTAAACTTACAAATTCGGTATTATTATTCAAACAAAAAATATCGTTATTATTGATCTTTTTCATTTTATTAACAAAGATTTCAAAGTTTTTAGGCATAAATATCTTGGTTTTATTGAACATTTCATTAGTCATTAAATTGATATACATATCATTGGTATCAAATTTTAATAACTGCTTAATATCATAATCATTGGAAACAATTATGTTACTCATTCCTTTTAGATTAGTAGTTTCCACAATATAAGAAATCCAATCATCACCCTCGATACCACTTGTTTCGAGTATCTTAAAGCCCTTATGTGCTATTTGCTCCTTAAACTCTGAGTATGCTCCATAAACAAATTCCCAATCTATTTCAGTATCTCTCTTTCTATTGCCCTTATATTCGGGGTATAAGGATTTTCTCCAAGATTTGTCTTTAGAGTCACTCACCAAATAAATTTTCGAAAAGGGGAACCAACGCTTGTAGTTAGTAACTGTTGTTTCAAGTGCTTTAGTCAAAGAGCCGTACAGCATGTTAGATTTAGCTAACACGAATACCGCTTTAACTAAGATATAGTTTAAGTCAATAATAAGATTACATTTTATATTCATATTAATTTATACAGAAAAATATTCTTATGTTGAATATTAAATATATAAAATATGAAATATCTAAAATACTTTGAGCAACATAAGAAAAATACACCAATGAGTCGATTATTGAATAGTGGTGAGGATATTGAAGTAGTTAAGGATTATAAGTCAAAATTAAATTCTAAACAAAAAGAAGAAATTGGGAAGAAAAATAAGGAATATCTAGATAATGTAGAAAAATGGACTAAAGATAATGATGAAGAAATATCTGAAAATTATAAACCTGATAACATTTCCGATATCAAACTACATTTAATATCGGAAAGATTTGACCATGATGAGTATAAATCTGTTTCAGATGGTTGGATTAAATTTGTTGATAAACAGAAGAATGGAGATTGTCAATCTATAGTTAGTAGCATTATGCACTATGCTAGACAAAATGATTTACCTAGTATAAAAGCACATTTTGGTGAAATAGAAGTAGAAGAACCTTCGAGTGGATATAGAGATGGTAAAGAAATAGATGAAAATAATAAACTATTTACGCATCATTGGGTAACAATTGATGGTGAGATTTATGAGTTTTCTAAAGGAACATTAAAAGATAATATCGACTTTTCTGAACTATATAGTGTGGAACCGGAAGATACAGAAAGATACCACGAATTATGATAAAGTTATTTGAAAGTTTTAATATAGATAATTTTTATAAGATTAATAATATTAATCCGGATAATTTATCTTATATGGGTAAAGGCGATTTTGGAACTGCTTATACAATAGGTGATGGTAGAGTATTAAAGATTACTTCATCATTTAGTGAATATGAAATAGCTAAAGAACTAATTGGTAAAAATTATCCAGGTTTTGTTAAGTTTTTTGCTGCGGAAGAAAATAATCATAGATATTATATAATAATGGAAGAATTAGAAGAAGATTCATCCATTGAAGATTTATATTATGATTTATCCAATATGCTTGAAACACAAAATGTGGCTATGCAGCACATGACATATTTTGATGAAGATCAATATTTAGAAGAAGGTGGTGTTATATCTGATAAATTAAGAAAATTCATGTCTGATATTGAAGATATAAACAGGAGTTATAGAAGATTGGGTATAGAGGCTTCTGATTTAAGACCTGAAAATATGGGCAGAGATAAAGAAGGAAATGTTAAGGCTTTTGATATTGAGGATAGAACTCGAAATAAATATAGGAAGACTGAATCTTTGCTTGAAAATTATAGAGTAGATAATAGATATTTTCACGGTACATACAGAAATAGTGCTGGTGAAAAAATATTAAAAGATGGGTTTATTAAACCAGGTAATACTACACTAAAAAGAGGTAATAAATTAACTCCAATTATAGGCAGAACTTATGTCACTCCTGATATTAAAACAGCTTGTATATATGCAATAGGTGGTATTTATATGAGTACTGGTAGATTACATCCAAGTCCGGGTGAACAATATGGATATGTATTTGAAGTAGATTTGGGTGTTCGAAAGGTTATTGCGGATGAGGATTATATAGGTATGGCAGTACATTTGTGTTATCATAGCTTAAAAAATGATGTAAATACAAGTTATTATAAAGAGAATCCAGAAGTAGGAATATTAAATTGGAAACCTGAAATAAAGCATGAATACCTTCAATTTGCTAAAAGTATATTAACTCCATTGCAATTTAAGAAATGTTTAGATTATGATGATTATGGCGATTTTGCAGTAGCTGGTAAAAAAATGGCTAAAATGTTAAGCCAAAGGATGCATGATTGGTTATTAGAATCGGGTACACCCGGTTCAGTAGAAGGTAATATAGATATAAAACACGCATGGAGAATTGACAGAGGCGAGGATCCTAATAGAATACGTAAAGATGTAAGTAACTTCTTCGAAGTGGCAAAACAATTAAAATAAAAATCCCTAATTTCTTAGGGATTTTTTTATTGTAATAATAGATTCTTTCTTTCCTTGATTGTAGCTGTTCCGCCAAACCATATAGATAAAGTTTCTTTAGATTCTTCATCCGCAGTAAATAACATTAATCTTGGATTATGTATTATTTCCTTGTATTCGTCATCTGATAGCGCAGCTAATCCTTTCTTGTATTCAATTTGCCATTCTTTTGCGTTTATATTAGCTAACCATTGATTGTATTCATCTTGATTATAAAATGACAATTTCTTTTTAGATTTTACATTTATACTAACCACTAATGGTGTTTCAACTCTATATACCATTTTATGTTCGAATAATTCGGGCCAGTAAATATGTATGAAGTTTATTAAAAGTGCCGCAATACATGAACCATCGGTATCTGCGTCTGTATAAATTAGTATCTTACCATATCTTAATTTATCTGGTTCTGCTACTTCACCTAATCTTAAACCCATTGCTGCCATGAAATTTAGAACTTCTTCATTTAGAACTAAATCCTGATATTTCATATCAGTTGCATTAACAAATTTTCCTTTCAAACAAAATGCACCTTGTGTATTTTGATTTCTATGAACTCTAAAAGGAGAAGAAGCTGAATTGTGTGAAGTTAAGCCGTTAGATAAAAGAAAACTTTGATCCACATCTACTGATATATCCACCATATTTACATATTCTTCTTCAAGAATTATATCCTCAATATCTACTAATTCTAAAAAATTCTCTACTATCATATCTTATTAATTTCATTTTTTATAAAGGTAGAACATTTTTTTATATTGTTACCTTCATCTGACCAAAGTTCTAAAACTTTGAATCCATTTTTCTCTGCTAATTCTATCTTACGTCTTTGCCTATCAAAAGCAATCTTTGCAGTTTCATTATTGAACGGATTTATCCAATCCGAATTCTCATTTTTAGGATGAAAAGTAACACCATTATATTCGATAATAATTTTTTTCTTTCTTATAACAAAATCATAAAAGAATATTTCATTACCATTTCTTAAAAAGAACTCATTTTTATTATCTTTACCAATATAAATATCCTCATTATCTATACCATAATTATTTATTAATTCTTCAATTAAAGGATTAAAGACATCCAAGGACTCCTTTGATGCTCTACACATAGGAACTTTGGTTAATTTTAACCAATTATTGTATTTCAATTCACCTAATTCTTCACCATGATTTCTAATCATTTTTTCAAGAGTTACGGCTTTTGCCTTACATATTTCTTTATAATTAGGATTATTAATAAGTGTAAGTTTAGATTTTTTAAGCATATCTGCGTATTTATTAACGCCTTCTTCTCCGTGTCTTCTTAACATAGCAGATAAAGATATATCAACTGATTTTTTCCTTTCTTCATATTCAAATATGGCTTTATTATAATCACCATCATTTTTATTAATAAAAAACTTTAAAGACATAGAATCCTTATTTTTAGAAACTTCTTTGAACTTATTATATCCTTCTTCACCATATTTGGCTATATAGCCTTCTATGCTATTTGCTATAGCAATTTTATTTATATGTTCCTCATATTTTAATTCGCCTTCCTCACCATATTTTTCAGTATAGTGTTCTATAGACCTTGATTGAGATTTTTTATAATCTTCTTCGGATTTCCAATTTTCTTTATAAAAAGGACTTTTATTATTTTCTTTAAGATATTTTTGTGCCTCTTCAATAGATATATTATTAACTTTTGATACGAACTCAAATGAGTTAGGATTTAATTTAACACCACAACAATCTTTATTTTCACCATAACAATATATCTTCTTACTATATTCAAAATTAGTTATATTAATATAACCATCAATTTCAAATGATATATTAACAGGTGGATTACCTATATTACATAATCTACACTTTTCTATATTAAATCCTTTATAGATTAAATAATTATGTATAGATATTCCTAATTTTTTCTTTAATGAGTTTTTGAAGAATCCTATTATTTTATTATTAGTATATTTAGAAGTATCATTTAATTTAAATGAGAAATCCTTACTATTATATTCATATCTTATTTCCATACCATATATATTAAAAATTAAATACCTCTTTTTGAAGGTGATACTATAATTTGAAGGTGTTAATTAAAAAATGTTCGTTTATATCAATCTCCGAATTAGGTTTCATTTCAAACTTATTTTCGTTCCTATTATAAATAGCGAACTGATGTTCGGGATTAGTGTTTATAATTTCACCTGATTTAAGTTCTAATATATAACCATCATTTGATTTGATTTCCAATAAAGCATCAGTAAAGGCTAAATAGTTCTTAACCAATTTATGTATTTCTTTATTTATATTTTTGGTTAATTCAAAATAGAATTCATTTTTAACCTTATCATATATAAACCATTTATGTTCGTGGCTACAAATAATTGTATCATTTTTGATTTTTATGATTGCCTTTTTCTTTATCTTCTTTGTGAAGCCATATATATTAGATATAGTATTATTATGTGTTATAACCAAATCTTCGGTAGTGGCATATTTTATTTTAGTATCTATTATATCACCATCTCTTATAACTCTAATTAAAGTATCCTCATGGAGACAATCACCTTCAAATAGTGCCAATGAACATTTACTTCTATCTTTACCATTTCCCTTAGCATCTATTAACTTATCTACCTTAATTTTAGAAAGATTTTTATTAACATCTCTTGCTAATTTGTTAGCATCTGCATTTTGTTTTTGATCGTACCAATCTAATATAGATTCAACTATGGTTGATTTGAATATTTTTTTATAAAATGCGTCAGTAAAGTTAAATCCTTTCGTTATTTCAGCATTAATTTTAGTTGTTAGTGTTTCCTTAGTTTGTGTTTCAAATGTCGGATTTGCGACCTTACAGCACACAAATAGCATAAATTTACTCTTTATCTCATTAAGTGTTAAAGTGCATCCTTTTATTTTCTTACCTAAAAAAGCTTTAATTTCGTTAGCTATTAAATTATTTAGATAAGTTACGTGTGTTCCTCCATTATTTGTAGCTATACCATTTACTAATGATACTTGCGAATTTTTACCATTAGTTACTGCAATTTCCCAGTTTTCGCTTATCTTAGCATAAAAGACCTCTTCGATATTAAATAACTTTACATAATCTTCAAATTTCCTTACATTCAATTTTTCGCCATTAAAAAAGACATTTACTTTAGGATTATAAGCTGCTATATCTGCTGCTCTCTTATGTAATATGCCAATAATTTCGGGAGTATTTTCTGTTAATCCAAATTTATTAAAATCAGGGAAATAGGTAATTTTAGTATAAGATTTCTTACAAACTGTAATTTTTGGTTTATTAAGTGTTAATAAATTATCATCGAAATCCTGTATATACTTTTTCTTACCATCACTTGTCTCCACTATAAATTTAGTAGAGAATATAGCTGTTAATTTACTACCTAGACCATTTCTGCCACCGACAAACCTGTCCTCACTATCATCGTAATTTTCCGAAGTTAATAAATGACCAAATATTAATTCCGGTATATAAACTTTTTCTTTTTCGTGTAGAATGACAGGAATTCCAGTTCCATCATTTTCAATAGATATAAAATTTTGTCCTACTATTATTTTTATGTATGATACTGTATCTGTTCGTATTGAGTGATCTGATGCGTTTGTTAAAATTTCATCATACAATTTTATATAACCGGGATTATAATCACCAGTAATCATATCAATTTTATTATCAATATATGACCAATAATCTCTAATTTCCACCGATGTAGAACCAATGTAGGTATCAGGTCTCAAAAGGATTTGTTCCCTATGAGTTAATTTTACATATTTATCTTCTAATTTTTTCATAATTTCATCTCTAATATTTCTAATATTTCTTTTTGTTTGATAATTAAATTATAATCGCTATAAATACTTATCACTTCAAATCCTTTTTTAATTGCCGTTTCTCTTTTCAAATTATCAAATATTAATTTTTCTTCATAGTTAATATTAGAGTACAAAGATTTCCAATTTTCCTTTACATCTTCGTCCCATTGTGGATTTGGATGAAATTTTATACCATTATATTCTATTATAATATTTAATGATGGTATGGTAAAATCATAGAAAAATAAATTACTTTCAAAATTTATAAACCATTCGTTAGATTTTCCAACACCCCAATATATATCGGATATACTAACTCCCTTTTTTCTTAAAAATCTATATATTGGTAGAAAAAAATAAAATGCTTCTTTTGAAGACTTACTCATAGGAGTAATTCTTTTTTCTAAAATTTCACTATACCTTTTATTTCCAATCTCTTCACCATATTTATCAGTATAATATCTTCTTGAAGAAGTATATGCTACTTCCTTCAGGTAATTATTGTATTTTATTGTTCCTATTTCTTCTCCTTCTCTTTTTATATAAGATATTAAAGAACGAGTATCTTGAATTTTGCTTACTTTTTCTTTTGCTTCGGAAGTAGATAATCCTTTTAATTTCCAATATTCAATTTGGGTTGGATATTTAGAATTATATAATTCCGGATTATTTATAATTTTAATATCTCTTTTAATTGAATTTTCTTTTTGGTATTCATTTACCTTTGATAAAGATTCTTCTTGATTGAATCCTTTTTCCAACCAATATTCCTTATTTAATTTTCTAAAAGATTTTATCTTATACTCCGCTTCTTCTTTATTATAGTGTATTCCTGTTGATTTGTTTATTTTATTAAGCCAATTGTCTACCTTCATTGGTGAGTGATCACCATTTTGTTTAATCCTTTTATTTTCTATTTCGTTATCGTTCCAGCCTCTTTGTTTCCAGTAATTTTTACTATGCTGTCCTACGGCAGGAAGTTTTAGTTTTTCTGTTATATATTTAAGTATTCCTCTACCTGATTTAATACCATTGATTAACAATTCTTTAATAATTGTTTCTTCTATATCTGGATGAAGGTTTTTAACCTTTTCGTTTATAACTTTCTTTATTTTATCTATCATGGTCTAAATGGTTCCGTTTATACTATATATATCAAAAATTAATAATATATAATTTATGTTAAGTCTAACTTTTTACAGTGAATTACCGATAGATTTTGAGCACAAAAACTACCTTTTATTGGCTTATCTTGCCGAATTAGATGCTTCTTTTTCAATACATAAATTGAGTCCGTATCTACTCTGGTCTGAAAAGCTAGTTATTGAGTTAAACAACTTCAATAAATTAGTTAATGATTTTAATCTATCACTAAAAAAAGAAATAGTTTCATTTTCTTTTTCAAAAGGAATAGAATATTCTGAAATTGATCAACTGAAGGAAATAAATGAAATATTTGAGATAATAGATTACTCGAAACCTATGTTGATTTCTAAGATTAAAGCTGGTTATGCCTTGTATAAAAGGTATCCACAATTATTGTATTAAAGGAATGATAACCTCATTTTCGAAATTATCATTATATGTTTTTATTAGATTATCTAATGCTTCCGAATCAATAATTCCCGATAAATCTAATTTTTTATCTATAACCAATTTAGCAATATATTCAGGACAAATTACATTATTTGGTATTTCTTTAGATAGGATATTAGTACCAAATTTTTTGGCAGTAGATTCGCTGTAAGTCCAACTAAATGGTTCTTGGTGATTGTTATTATTTTCACCACGATATATTTTTTCGATATTTTTCGTTTTCAAATAATTTTTGCTTCCGTCTAATATCCATTGTGGAATCTCTTTTAATGTTATATAATCCTCCTTATCAGATATATTATTATAATAAACATATTCAATTATTTTAACCAATGCTCTTTTATCAAAATTGGATAAATTAATGGACTCTTTTATATAATATTTTAGATACTTCATATAACTATATATTTCGTATATAAAACAAAATTAGCGATTTATGATATAAAGCATATGGAAACAACAATAACAGAGTTTTTGTCTAATGAATACAAAGATTACTCAATTTATACAATAGAAAGTAGGGCTATTCCTAGCGCTATAGATGGATTAAAACCAAGTCAAAGAAAAATAATATATGTTTCAAATGAAATATGGAAGACGGGTGCTGAAAAAGCACTGAAAGTGTTTCAATTAAGTGGAGCAGTCGCTAATCGTGCGTATTATCACCACGGAGCAGCGAGTCTTGAAAACGCTATAACTAACATGGCGCAGAGTTTCAAAAATTCGTTACCTTTATTGGAAGAACACGGACAATTTGGCTCTTTACGCTCGCCCAAACCGGGCGCACCTAGATATATTGGTACTAAGTTATCAAAGAATTTTAGATTGTTGTATAAGGATTTCGAATTATTGGAAAATAAGCAAGAAGAAGGTGAAGAAATCGAACCTAATTTTTTCTTACCAATTATACCTACTGTTTTATTAAACGGTTCATCTGGTATAGCTGTTGGATTTGCTTCTAACATCTTAAATAGAAACACAAATGATTTAATAGATTCTTGTGCATTATTGTTAAAAGGTAAAGAAATTGGTGTAACGACACCTTTTATTAAAGATTTTAGAGGTGAGTTTATCAATGACCCGGAAAATCATAAGAGGTGGATAATAAGAGGTGTATTCACTAGAACTAATTTAACTACTGTTAAAGTATCTGAATTACCACCATCAATGACGTTAGAGAATTACGAAGCCTTACTTGACAAACTAGTGGATAGCAAAGCCATTGTATCATATGAGGATAATTGTGATAAGAATATAGATTATACAATCAAGTTTACCAGAGAAGAGTTAGCCAAATTAACGGATGATAAGATGATTAAACTTCTTAAATTAGAAGAATCCGAAACAGAAATTTTCACCACTCTTGACGAACATGGGAAAATAATGATATTTGAGACAGATAAAGAAATAATCGAATATTTTGTCAATTTTCGCTTAGGTTATTATTTTAAGCGCAAAGAATTTATTTTAAGCAAGCTAAGACACGATTTAAAAATCCTTACGAATAGAGGTAAATATATTAAAGCAATTTTGGACTCTAAAATAGATATAAAGAATAAGTCAAAAGATGAAATGGTAGCTGATATAGTTACGTTGAAATTAGATTTGATTGAGGATTCTTATGATTATTTATTAAGGATGCCCATTTATTCACTAACAAAGGAACTTTTTGAGAAATTGAAATCAGATTTTACTGCGAAAAAAACGGAAATAGCTGAGGTAGAGAAAGTGGAACCAACAACAACTTATTTAGAAGATTTGAAAGAATTAAAGACTAAAATAAACAAAAAATAATTTTGTTATTTCAGCCAATTCTTTTGGATTTACTATATTATAATTTAATATATATTGTATGATAAATGAGAAAGAAACATATGAGAATTTTGGTTATTATTCAAAAGAGGTTAATCGTGATAAAAAGGTAGTGGTTACGTGTATATTGTGTAATGAAAATCGTATTACAGGAAAAGGAAATGCACTTAAATCAAAAATGTGTGTAAAATGCCAAAGAATAGAACAATGTAAAATAATTAGTTCGAAAAATAGATTTGGAAGAAAACATTCAGAAGAAACAAAAATGAAAATAGGATTATCAAATTTAATCTCTCAAAAAATAGGAGAAGAATCTGTTAAATTTGGTATTAAAATAAGTGAAGAACATAAAGCAAAAATAAGTGAATCTAATAAGAATAGGATTTGGACAGATGAATCTAAGAAAAAATTATCTAAATCACATACAGGCAAGGTATTAACTGATGAACATAAATATAAAATAGGCGAAGCGCAAAGAGGAATTAAAAGTCATAGATACGGTAAGCCTGCATTACATGGAAAAGGCGAGTGGTATTTTGATATTAAAGGAAATAAGATTTGGATGAGATCGTTTTGGGAAATTCAAATTGCGACTTATTTAGATACAAGTAGCTATACTTGGAAATACGAACCAAATGCATTTCCAATAAATTATATCTATAATGATATGGTTAATAATGGTACATATTGTCCTGATTTTTATATAGAAGGAATTGATGAGTATTGGGAAGTTAAAGGATATTGGAGAGATGATTCTAAAGAAAAATTTACTGCATTCCAACAGCAATATCCGTTGATAAATATAAAAGTTTTAGAAAAAGCCGAATTAGAAAAAATGGGAATTAAATTAAGAAAAAATAAATAAATTTTTAGTTGCTATTTTCGTTTATTTGTTGTATCTTTGCGTTATGAATAAATTTATATTAGCAGACATTAATCAGGGAATGGTTGATGCTTACAAAGAAGAATTCAAGGATTATTCAAATTTTGAATTTCACTGTGGCGATGTTTTTGAAAAAAGTGCGGATATACTCATAAGTCCTTCAAACTCCTTTGGGTTTCTAAATGGCGGTATTGACGGAGCTTATACAAAGAAAATGGGTTGGAAATTACAAGATGATCTACAAGCAAAAATTAAAAAAGATTTTGATGGTGAATTACTCGTAGGACAATCAACTGTAATTGAAACTAACTTTGAACAATTTCCACTTCTATTAGCGGCTCCTACTATGCGGGTGCCTATGTATCTACAAGGCTCACCAAATGTGTATTTGGCTGCAAGGGCAATTTTTTTGAGAATAAAAAAATACGATGATTGTGTTATACACGGAGCTAATGGAATAGAATATTTATTACCAGATGTTGGGGAAATTGGTGAGAAGAGATATAAACCACAAGATGTTAGTTTAACTATCCTAATTCCTGGATTAGGAACTGGTACAGGGTTCGTAACATTTACGCAATGTGCGTCAAGAATGCGAATGGCTTATGAAGATTTCTATTTAGGACAATCATTGTACCCTAAAAATCTTAATACGGCAAACATTAAGCATTTCGAAGAAATTACACCGTAATGGAAGAAATTATAGAAAAAATCTGGAAAGAGACATTACCAATATTCAAAGATTATATAAGAATAGAGCGTAAGGATAATTTTTACAGATTACGCTTTTCATCGTTTGATGATGGTAGTGATGCAGATATAATGGTAGATGAGAAATTCAAACCTGCATTAGAGGAAGCACTAAACATTGAAATTAATTTGATTAAATTTGCTTTTGAGGATGAGAAACCATCTGGAACACAAATAGGAGTTAATCATAATTTTAATGATGATGAAATTGACTATTACAACACTATTGATATTAACTTAAATAAATAAAATGGAACAAATAACTTTTCATGAGTATTTGAAATACTCGGCAGAAATGAAAATCGAAGTCAAAATAGGCAATATCGTTGAAGTAGAACGAATTCCTAAGAATAAGAAAATGATTCGTATAGTCGCTACCTTTGGTGAAGGTGACACACGAACTGTTATCTCTAATATAGGTGGTGTAATGGAAGATGTTAATGTACTATTAGGCATGAATTTTCCGTTTGTAACTAATTTAATACCTGCTATGCAGAATGGCTTCTTATCAGAGGCTATGATAATGTTCACGTTGGGTAAACCAGGTACAAATTTATTTTAATGTCGGAAGTAATAAACATAGATGAACTTTTTGAGCAATACTTACCTGATATTAAAGGTAGTGATGTAGGTTGGAGCAATCCTTCTACACATGAAGGCTTTCTCGAATATATGGAAGAAGAATCTCGTGGTGCTGGTGTGGTTATGTTTTTAGAATATATTGATAAAGTAACTAAAAAAGCCTATACTACCATATTTTCTGAATCCGAAAAAGGCGATGAATATGCGGCTATGAGTTGGTACACAATAGTGGTGAAAAGAGATAGTGATAAAAAACTATTTAAGATTATCTATTGTTTAGAGAGCGGTGATTATGGAATTGAAGCAAAAGAGGTTACAGAAGTAATTGAGGTTAAAACAATCAAAAAATATATATGAAAAATACAACGGAAATAACAGTTCCTGTGGAACTAATGAAGAAATTCAAAATAGAAGCATTAGCAGCGGCTAAATCTATTTTCCCGGACAGTGAAGGTACTTCACAGCATATGGACGTACAGAACGGCTATTTATTAGCTTTGGTCAATATGTATAAAAAGAACAATGGTGTGCCAAATATTCCATTCCCAGTATCGTTCTCAACAGTAGATATGATTGGTTGGTTTAAGACTGAAGGTATGACATCACCAAGTATTCTTCTTGGTAGAAAGCC